GATGTCGAACGGATCGGCGTTTGTGGACTGCGCGTCGAACCCGCCACTGTCCGCCACCGCGTTGGCCCGATTCGCTGTTGGGTCGGTGTCCAGGTTGTGGATGAACCACTGCAGCGCGTGTTCGTCGGCGATCACGTCGTCCGGATTGAACCCGGTCTGCAACAGGTCCAGGCCGATAATGCTGCCCAGGATTGCCTGGTTGCGCCAGTCGCGCAGTGCCGGCAGCCCGCGCACGCCAGTGAACGCCGGCGACGTGTGGATCGTTTCGAAGTCAATTTCGTCGGTCGATTCCGGCACAATCGTGCTGTTCAACGCCAGGTTATAGGGCAGCAGCGGTTTCGAATTCCGCACGCCGGCGTCTTCGTCCAGCAGCACTTCGGGCAGGCTGGTGGCTTCGGGTTCGGTCAGTGCGTCGGTCGGGCTGCGTGGCAGGAATTTCATGTCCACACCGTCGCCGACATTGTAGATTTCCGGACCCATGCCCATGCCGCCGGTCCAGATGAACCACACCTGCGCACCGATCACGTGGGCTTTGCGTGGCGTGTCCATGCAGCCGCGCCACACCTGTTCCAGTCGGATGCCGCCCAGGTCGTCCACAATTTCCTGCGTCACGATGAATTCTTCGTCAGGCAGGCCCGGACTGATGACGCAAATGCCGGCCGCGTTGCCAGTGCCGCCGCCGCCGGTCGTTGGCGAATACGTGCCGATCAGGCCGTCCAGGCTGCCCAACACCGGGTCGATCTGAATTTGGAATCCGCCATTGCCGGCGGTCCATCCGATTTCATTATTGCGCAGCGTGCCGACCTGGCAGAATCCGCCGGTGACGAAATCGGTGGACGTGTAGGCACCGCCGAACGATGCCGGCGGATTGCGCACGCGTCGGATGACTTCGTATTCGGTCGGCGTGTTGCCCAGGTTGCGGAATGCCAGCGTTGTGATCCTGGGCACTGCGTTGGCAGTCGCGTCGAACCGCATCAGGATGAACGGCGTTTCGAACGCCGCCTGGTCCAGCACACCGAACGGAATCACCACCTGGATCGGCGGCACGAAATCGGTGGGCGGTGGCACCGACACGGTGGCGGTGTCCTGGTCGAACACGTCGCTGACGACTTCGAATTCCATAGTATTTTGTTCGACGTTGCCGACGCCGGCTTTTGTGACGCGCGTGGCCAGGTTCGTTTCACTGATCTGTTCGGACGTCAGCACGATGATCGAACCAGGGCGCAACTGGTAGGCGGTGCGGTCCAGTTCGATGGTGCCCGATGCAATCGGCTGCGCATTCTGCCGGCGTGTCCTGGCTGCCATCAGGCTGGCCACTGCCGCGGTGTGCACGCCCTGGAATCGCAGTTCCTTCGTTTTGGTTCGGCCGCCCTGGATGATCAGATTGCCAGGCGCCAGTTCGATGGCGTGGGATTCGTTCCACTGTTTGGCGCGGTCACTGTAGCGAATGCGGATTCGATTAAATGTCTGCGACCAGTCGCCCTTCGACCACTTTTTGATCGACTGAATGTTGACGGCGGTGGCCTGGAATTCGGACGCCGGCACATAGTCCTGCCGCGCCAGCGTGACTTCGATGCGCCCGGTGACAGGGTTCGGCCCGATGTATCCGTCGATATGCTGTTCCAGGGTGTCCTGGATTTCGCCGGTGGTCGTTTGTTCGTCGATCACTTGGCTGAATCCGATGCCTTCGGTGAAACATGTGGCATGTGCTGCCTGGAACGATGGCAGGTCCATGTCGGACGGCGGAAAGGATCGGCCCCACCTGGTGTTCGTGTATAGGTCGAAGGCCACGGCTATCGGGTTCGCGTCTTCGCCGATGAAATGTTCGTCGTTCAGCGTGCCCAGGCTGTCGCCCAGGCCGCCGTTGGCAATGGTGTCGAACGCCTGCACGGAAACGCGCAAATATCGCAGGCTATTGGATTCGCCGATGTTGGCGCCCACCGTTTCGGTCAGGTCCGTCACCATGATGTACGCGGTGCCGCGGTATGCCGGCAGCGGATCAATCCGACTATTCAAAAACGGACTGACGGCCTGCGTTTCGGTGCCATTGAACAGCCGGATGCGGGCGATGAATCCGCCGCCGTCGTCTTCGCCGCCGAACAGGTCTTCGCGTTCGATGTCCACCACTGTCGCCGGCAGGCCGCCATTGTCCACGATGTAATCGAACACCTGGTCGTCGCCGATCCACACGCCAGTCAGCCCGGCCAGCGGCACTTTGCACAGCGCATATTGAAACGCCAGCAGATAAGTGAATCCGATGGTTTCGTCTTTTTTGAAAACGACGCCGGTGGTGACAGTGCGTTCGATGGCTGCGAAATCACCGTACCAAATGCAGTTCGGTGCTTCGATGCGCATGGACCCGCCTGGAATGATCGGCACGACACGGCCTTCGGTCGCTGTCGGGATGTTGAAATCGCCCAGGCCGCTGGCGGTTTGCGCCGGCAGGCGTTCGCGGAAATAGTCGGACAGCAGGAACGACACCACCCAAATGATCAACTGTTGCCAGATCATTGCGTGCCCGCAAATCGCGAACTGGATGTGCGCGTGCCCGGTGGCAGTTCGGTGTTCGCCGGGTCGATTTCTGGAATGTACGGATAACCCTGGAAATTGATGGCGTTGTCGAATTTCTTGTGACAGGTGCCCACCGACAGGTCGCAGCCTGCGAACACGTTGGCGCCTTCGCCCACCTGGAAATCACGGAACGGCAGGATGATCCGCACGGTGTCCGGGTCGCTGGCGATGTTGCCTTCCACGATGTCGCGGACTTCGCCGGCGCCGGTCTGAATGTATCCGCCCTGCCAATATATATCTAATTCGTCGGACGTCAGCGGCCCGGTGGGTCCGCCCTGGGCGGCGTCAATGGTCGCGGCTTCCAGGCGCAGGCCGTTGAACGTCAACAAAATGCCGGTGGAATCCACAGTGGACAGCGTGGCGATGAAACGGAAGTCGTCGCGTGACAGCAGGCAGCCAGGTGACTGGAACAGGAACGCGTTGCACAGTCCGCTGAATGTGTCCGGTGGCGTGACTTCCTGGCCGGACGTCAGCGGCTGCAGCAACAGGCTGGCTTCGTCGGCCTGGTGATTGATCGACGCCAGCGTGCCTTTCCAGATCACGATGATTTCGTTGCCTGGATCGTCCAGGTGGAACCGTTCGATGGTGCACGTGGTCGTGAAACTGGTAAAAACGCCCGAATACAGTGCGACCAATTCGAACACGTTGGGCACGCGCATGGTGATGTTGTTGTCGTCGGAATCCTTCGACTGGCTGAATTTGCTGCGCGTGTATGCCAGCGGCGTGAACACGTTGGACAGCACGGTGATCGGTTTGACCGCGTTGGTTCGCCGGAAAATGTCCGGGCCATTGGCGAACGTCAGCAGTTCGACAGGGCTGCCATCGGTGGTTTCGAATGCGTCGAATGTCATATTTCAATCACTCCGCGGACACTGAATCGCAGTTCCGACGTGCCCAGGGTCACGTGTTGGAACGTCGCACTGTCGCCCACCAGGCGGACAAATGACAGCCATTCGATTTTGACATCAGCAGGTGGCACAGCGCCAGCGCCTGGGATCACCGAATCCAGTGTCAGCGTTTCGAACGTCACGTTGTCGGCTGTCAGTGTGATGCGTCGGTCGTGTGAAACGCCGGCAACGGTGACGCGGACGTCGCGCCTGGGCGCCACATTGCCCAACAGGTTCGTGACGCCCATCGGCTGGATGTCGATGGTGTTGCCGCCCAATGCCAGGTCGTTGAACAGCGGCAGGTCGTTGGTGCCTGTGGGCACGTAGAAACGGCCCCACGCGCCACGCTGTGCGTGCAGGAACGTCCGCCAGGCGTGCGTTGTCGCGAAGTCAGGGCAATGCACCAGCATGTCCTGGCGTGGCCTGCCCAGGACTTCCGACCTGGCTGCGAAAATCTGCCCGGTGCGGCTGTCCAGTCGGTCGGTGGCGCTGGTGATCCGACCGCCACGGCTTTGGCCATCGAAAAACAGCGGCTGTTTGGGAATCGGCAGACCGTCCACCGGGTGCGCATCGAAAAAGGCCGGATCGACGTTTCCGATGTTGTCGTATTCGATCAGGTCAAACGTCACGCGCAGGTCTTCGGCGTTCAGCGCGAACGTGGCCAGGCGCTGGTTGGCCTGCATGTATCCGAACCGGATAGGCATGACGAACGTGTCCCTGGGCAGCGGAATGCCCACTGCAGCCGTCAGGGTGATGCTGGTGGCGTCGAACGTGTCCACTTCGGCGGTGATTGCCGACAGGTCCGTCAGCACGATGGACAGCGTGTCAGTGGCTGCGATTTCCATGCCGGTGGTGTCGATCTGCAGCACCGTGTCCACGGCCAGGGCTGCGCTGGTCAGTTGCCTGGCCTGGAACCATAACTGCACGCCCTGCAGCAAAAAGCCGGCGCCCAGGATTTGGTTGTATAGGCTGGTGCGGGCTTTGTTGTCGGTGAACCGAATCACGTATGTGACGCGGCTGCGCGGCGTGGTCCGCCATGACATGACCTGTTCGCTGCCATCCACCGACTGCATGATGTCGCTGCCGAACGTCAACTGTTCCGGGATCGGTCGCTGCGGCACCGTTTCGAACAGCACCACGCGCCGGCCGATCATGCGGATGCTGAAATTGCCTTCGTCGGTCGTGAATTCCACCAGCGCATCGAACGACGGATCGCCGACCAGGCTGGCTTCGAAATTGAACACGATGCTGCCAAACGACGGCACCGAAATCGGCAGCCCAGGCGTCAGCAGCGTGACACCGGACACGCCGGACACGTCCACGGCGGTCACATCGACCGGGAACCGGAACGTGTTGTGCACCGTCACGATGGCCTGTTTGGTTGCCGTGATGTTGCCGAAATCTATGGGATTCGGTGTTCCGCCAATGCCGTTCAGGTATGCCTGGGCGAAACCATTGGCGACACCAGGACCGGCGGAAAATATCGACAGGACGTTGGCAGGGAATGCCACCTGCGTGATGCCGGCGCCAGTGACAAACAAGTCATTCAGCAGCCCTTTCGGGTCGTTCGGATCAGGCAGGACCGGCAGTTCGGGATTGCCTGGCGTGGTGGCGATCCGCTGAAAGACACCTGCGGCGCCCTGGGCCATTGGTCAAACCACCGCGCCGGTTTCGACCCTATACGCCAGCCCTTCGAATCCACTGTATGGTTCGCCGTCGATGGTGTTCACGGCGTCGTTGTTGGCCACCGGGAAAACTTTGTAATCCTCACCCTGCACCGTGATCGTTTGTTCGGGCGAAAAATCGCGCATGTTGACCCGGAAAATGTCGGGCACCTGGGCGACGATTCCCTGGCGGGCGTCGGACTGGAAATCGAACGCGGCGGCCACATAGATCGGCACCAACACGTTCGCGTTGGCGGTGAAATTGCGGTCGCAGGCGAACAGAATGGCACCCATGCCTGGGCCGTAATAGTTCGTTTGCGCGCATCCGATCCGACTGCGCAGCATCACGGCGCCGGTTTGCGTGGTGACACCGCCGTCGCCGGATTTCTGTGCCGGGCTGCCATTACATTGCAGGCCGTCAAACGATTGTGCTTTGAAAAATTTGTATCCTTCGAACGTCAGATCGAACACCGCGTTGATGCCGGCGCCGGTGGTGCTGGCCTGGGCGATGCCCACCACCGGGTTCGTGTCGCCGTCGCCGGTGGCTTCGTCATACGGGCCGGCGGTCACAATCGAAACCGCTGTGATCACGCCGGCAGTTTCCGCGTCCACGTTCAGCACTGCCGCAGTGCCGACGCCAGCGCGCACGCCGTCAGTCAGGGCCACCGTGATTTGATCATTGACCACGTGGCCAGTGCCGCCGGCATTGACCGACGCAGCGGACACCTGGATCGGGAACAGGTCGGGCATGTAAAACCAGGAACCTGGCACCGTGTTCAGCATGGCCACGCCGAACGCGCCGTTGACGGATGTGCCACCAAAGTT